CTGGATATCAAGCCCTACGTGCAGTAGTGGAGTTGCATAAGCCTGACGAGTTCAACCATTGCGGTGTATGCAACCAATACCTTTGCGAAACAATCCAAGCCATAGAGAAGGAGTTGGGATGAATACCCCAACTTGCAGAGGTTTTATACCCCAACTTGCAGAACAGGAGCACAAATGACACACGATGAGTTGTTGGCAGAAATAAGTTTGGCATCAAGGGGTGAGTATGCCAGCCTTGCTGTAGCCCTAATTGCAGTAGTAGAATTACATAAGCCTATGCTTTGGAAGAACTTAGGCAATGATACAGATGGCTACAAATGTGAAGTTTGCGAAGGTAACTCCTATCCTTGTCCAACTATTCAGGCTATTGAGAAGGAGTTATAATGACAAATAGTAAAGTTATTAATGGAATTATTGCTTGGACAGTGGTTATAGGTGGCTGGACTTTAGCCATGATATGGATTTACTGGTAATGAAAATGAAAACAATAACTTACGAATGGCTTGATAACGGTTTGTTAATAAACGGTTTGCCGGTATACGTGGCTGACGATGATTTTATTGAATATTTACGTGAAAATGGATTTGATGAAACAATAGACGTCGGAGAAATAAACGAAGAATGGAACAACTGGGAAAAGGAGAACGTAGTATGAGTCCAATTGAGTTAAGGGCTGCTGTAGCTAGCAGTAAAACTATAAGTGCTCTTAAGGAGCAAGGGTTAGTAGTAAATGAGGCATACACCTATAGCGCTCCATCCCTTCCCGCAGATATTACCGGGATGATGGAAGAAGAGGTTATGGACCTGTACGCTAAGTATGTTGCTTACCTAGAGTTTATAAGTTTGCAGCTTTGGTGTGCTGAGGTAGACAAAGCAGAAGCAGATAAGAATCTAGCTTTAATTAAAGCTAAGAAGAAGTTATCTTTGAAAGGCTCCGGAATAGCCGTTTCTATGATTGATGCGGAAGTAGAAGTTGACCCAGACTATCAAGAGAAGTTGACCGCTCTTCAAGAGCTTTCTAACTATCACGGTTTAATCCACATTATCTCTGATCGTTTGTCTAAAGACATTTCTCTTATTAATCGGGAGATTACAAGACGAGTAAACATCAACAAGGCTGTTGGTAGAAGCACTTGGATGACACCATGAGCTACGAACAATTATCTTTATTTACTGACGAAGAGTTAGGTTTACCTAAAGGTCCTACTGGCCACCCTGGGTATGAAATCATTGGCTTAACTGGTTACGCACAGTCTGGCAAAGACACTGTTGCTTCTATCTTGGTAGAGAAGTACGGCTACCGTCGCATTGCGTTTGCAGACAAAATTAGAGATTTCTTGTACGGAATTAATCCTATGGTTGCGTGCAGCCCTACAGGCTACTTACAGGACCTTGTAAACTTAGTTGGTTGGGATAACGCAAAGCAAGAGCCTCAAGTTCGTAGGCTATTGCAAGACTTAGGTAACACCGCTAGAAAACTAATTGACGAGGACATTTGGATCGCTACTGCGTTGAAGAATATAGGTAGCGGCGAACGTATTGTAGTTACCGACGTTAGGTTTGAAAATGAAGCTGTAATGATTAAACTTTTAGGTGGTCAACTTTGGCGTGTAAAGCGTGTTGGGTTTGGTCCAGTAAACGACCACGTTTCCGAATCTGAATTAGACGGATACAAAGTAAGTCAGATTTTTGTAAACAACGGTACCCTAGAAGATCTAGAGGTATTAGTTACTACTAGGATGCGCAATGCCTTCCCAGAGTAGAAAACATCGTGGGTATAAGTCACAGGACATACTGGCTGATAAGTTAGTAGTAGAGGGCTGGCCTTACGCAAAATCTACTGGTGCGGGTAGGACTGGTACTGACGTTACCGGAACTATAGGCATTGATTGGGAAGTAAAGGCTAGAAAAGATTTCAACCCTAGCGCTGCTATAAAACAGCTAAAAGAACGCGGTGATGGGGAAATTTTGCCTATTGCAGTACTTCGTCTTAATGGTCAAGGTCCAGCAAGCATTGGGGATTGGCCAGCAGTTCTACGTTTAGATGATCTAATCAGGCTGTTAAAAGAAGCTGGATACCCTGACTTAACCCCTTAAATCACGTACCTTTTACCTTAGAGGGCAACTCTAAATCGAAACCTAAGGACTACAAAACGTGATAGATAAAGATTCAACCGAAGAACAGTTCCTGCGTGTAAGCGCCGGTTCTAATGCTCAATCGGTAGGCTCAGCTATAGCCCACGCTCTATATGAGCGTCCACAAGTAAAATTGAGGGCTGTTGGAGCTTCCGCAGTAAACCAGGCAGTAAAAGCAATTGCTATTGCCCGTGGCTATGTCGCACCTAGAGGTCTAGACCTCAGCTGCCGACCAGGATTTACTACAGTAGATTCTCGTGACGGACAAATTTCAGCAATAGTCTTTACTATCAATGTAAATTGATATATTCTTTATTACAAGAGATCTCTTAACAGTTAGGAACACCATGGCAAAAAGCTCGAACCCAAGCCCTGACGAGGCGCTTGCAGGTATGGCAAAGCAAGGTCGCACGCCTATGAACAGAGATGGACTTAAGTTTTCATCTCCATCTGCATCACCAAAGGCAGGCACACTTGTACCAAAGAAAAACACAGCAGCTGGAGATCCATACGGATCAAAGGGTGCACCACGTAGCAACGTCCCTGCTACAGGACAAGATCGTGCAGGAGCAGCCTATTCAATTAAAGGCGGCCCTCGATATACAAAGATGACAGATCCATCAGCCGGTGCAACACAGGCTAACGGACGAATCATTTCTACCGCTGCAAAGCGTGATCGTACAAACTTTGATTCGGGCAATAGCACTTCTTACTAATTTGATGTATGCTAGTAACTAGGTCTTAGAGTTCATCTCTAAGGCCTAGTACTGCAATTGGACTAAAACTTGGAGGCACCAATGTCATTGCAAGATCTGTACACCGAAGTAAAGACTATGAATACTTTGAAAGCGTGCATCGTAGGACAATGGGCAGCTACCCTTTCTGAAGAAGACAAAAAAGCTTTAGACACAGCTATTGAAGATGATGATCTAAGTACAAAAGATTTATTTATGTTACTCCGCCGTGCCGGGGGCACGTTTGGCAAGACCGCTGTTCGTGACCACCGACAAGGAGATTGTGTATGTCTTTAGCAGATGATTATGATTCAATAATTCAAACCAGTAATCAAGGTTCTGATAAAACAAGTAAAAATATTCCAGAAGCATGGCGACCACGTTCTGAAATTGGAACAGATGGTGGCTTCATTGTTTCTACTCCACGCCCAGATGGTAATACTCCTGGCGCAGAAGAAATTCTTATTGAAGCAAAGTTAGACCCAGCTGAGTGGATTGTTGTATCTCATCGACGTTCACGTTGGCAAACATTTAATGGAGATTGGCTAGAGTCATTTAGAGTTAACGTTGTTCCTTCAGGCAAATCAACCGCACCAGACTACGACTTAGAGCAACTACTATCTTTAATTGTTAACTGGGAACCTACCAAAGTTCTTAAGTCATCAGGTGATCTAACTGCTGTATACAGCATTGGTGATACTCAATACGGTAAAGATGACACGCCAGCTATTATTGACAGAGTACTTAGTTCTATTGACGAAGCTGTTGCACACCACGAGTACTTAGCCGGTAAGTATGGAATCAAACAGATTGCTTTGCCACAACTTGGCGATTGTATTGAGGGAATGACAAGTCAAAAAGGTAAGGTAATGGGACGACATGACATTGGTGTTTCAGAGCAAGTACGAGTTGGACGCAGAATGCTTCTTGCTCAAATTAAAGCCCTTGCACCTTTAACTGACAAGATAATTGTTCCGGTAGTGCCAGGTAACCACGATGAAGTACAGCGCTTCTTAGTAGGTCGCCCTGAAGACTCTTGGCAGATTGATGTAGTTGCTCAGGTTGAAGACATCTGTAAGGAGAGCGAGTTTTTACGTGATCGCGTTGAGTTCCGCTACCCAGCAGCAGATGACAGCACTCTTACAATAGATTTAAGTGGAGTTATGTACGGCATGGCTCACGGCCATCAGTCACGTGACATGGTTAAGTGGTGGCAAGGTCAAGTTATGGGACGTTGTTCTGTAGCTCACGCTGACATTCTTAACGTTGGTCACTATCACCATTATCGTTCACAGAATGTTGGACCACGGTTATTTATTCAAAACCCAGCAATGGATAACGGATCTGCTTGGTTCCGTGATAAGTCTGGGCTTGAAAGCGCACCAGGAATTATTTCTTTAGTTGTTGGTGAGGATTTTGATCCTCGACGAGAACTAGTTGTACTTGGTGGTATTAATGACCGACTCTAATGAGGTAAATGTTTATTGGGCCCCTGCTATTTCTATGAATACAGAAGAACCTTGGATGGCTGCCGGAGGTGAGTTGTTGTATCAAAGCCCTAAATCTTTACATTCTGAGCTAATGGATGAAAAAAACCCTACTAGAGGACCAACTACTTTTTTATCGTGTCCTGCAGCGGTATCTACGTTTACTAGGACTGTTGTTTTTAAAAATAATAGGTCTTCTAGTTATGATTATGACCTTTCAGATCCACAAAACCTTAAGTTAACCCCTAAAGGAGAGCGGTACTTAAATGGTGTAGTTAGACGTCCTCCGGCTTTAAACAAAAAACCAACTATTGAGTTTCAACTTAGGTGGATTTTCTTTTCTGACGAGCCTTTAATTATGTCTGTTACTCCACCAATGTTTCATCCTCCTAAATACACTAGGTACGCTACCGCTGTTCCTGGTCAATATGATATTGGTAAATGGTTCAGACCTGTTATTTTTGAGGTGCAGACTTGGGAACCAAAAGGAAAACTTTCTTTTGAGTCTGATGAACCATTATTTTACGCAACGTTTAATACGGATAAAAAAATAAATCTTAAAAGGTTTGTTTTTACCCCTAAACTTTTTGATTACTCAGCTCAATGCACTGCTTATTACGTAAATGAAAAATCTATGGAAAAACGTTATGACTTGTTTGAATCAGCAAATATGGGTAATCTTGTTTTACAAGAAATTAAAAATAATCTTGTAAACTAACGCTCAGACCACCACATTCCAAGGGTTGTAACTGTAATTAAAGTTACTAAAAATATCCCTTGGAATGTGATGTGTGTGAGGTAGTACATTACTTACCGCAGCAAGAACACTTAGTAGCTACAGGTGCTGCAGGGGCTCCGCCAAACTTAGGGCGGCCAAATCCTACGATAGAGATCATAACCTTCTTAGGGTTTTTCTTATAAGCACGAAGCTTCTTAGAAACTTGACCACCGTTACGTTGTGAGCCTTTTTCATCTGGGCTTGTATTTCCTTCAATAGTCCATACAGTTCCATCACCGTTGTCCTTGACAACAATTCCAACGTGAGA